AACCGATACGAGCAGACCGATAGAATGCTCGTCAGAACATTCACGATCACGAGCGAGCCGGCGATCGAACCGATAACGCTGGAGCAATTGAAAGATCGGTTGCGAATCGGATCAACGTGTGATTTCGACGCAGAGTTGTCAGCGATCCTGACGACAGCACGCAAACAGGTTGAGGCAGACACATACCGGCGACTGATCCAGCAAACGATCATAGGCAGGCTTGATGGGTTTCTGTCGGTGCGTGAAATCGAGTTGAGAATAGCACCAATCAGCAGCATCACGAGCATTACCTACATCGATCAAGACGGCGTAACGCAGACGCTGGCAGGTACAGTCTATGGCACGGATCTGATCAGCACACCGCCAAGAATCATTTTGAAGACTTCGCAGAACTGGCTGGACACAGAACCGAATACGGCAAACTCAGTGGCAATCACATTCGTGGCCGGATACGGAGCGACAGCGGCAAGCGTGCCAGCACAGGCGAAGTTGGCGATCGTCGAATATGCAAAGATCATCTGGGGCGGATGTGACGGCAGCGAAATGAATTACAAGCGGCTGATCGGTGGGCTTCAGTGGACAGGCTACCACAAGGTGTATTGATGGCGACGTGCATATCGACGATGAACAAATCAATCACGATTCAGAGTGTCACAGGCACGACTGCCGACGCACATGGTCAGGTTGACAAAACGACGGCGAGCAACTGGGGCACGTACACGCAGACTTTTGCGAGGGTGAAATCAAAAGGCGGCACAGAGTTTTGGAAAGTGCAGCAGGTCAACGCGGACGTGTCGCATGTTTGGAATTGTCAGTGGTCAAACAAATTGTCCGAAGCATTACCAGCGATGCGGCTGATTTGCGAAGGGGTAACATACGAAATCCTTAGTGTGATTGACATTGATTTAGCTCACAGGGAAATAGAGATTCAAACGAAGCGAGCGGTCTGATGATCGTCAGCATCACAGGCGTTCGTGAGCTAGATAGGAAACTAAAAAGCCTGACGAAAAGTGTGCAGTCAAAGATCATTAAAAAGGCAATGACAGCCGGCACAAAAGTAGTAGCACAGGCGATCCGGCGACTAATGCCAAGTAGTTTCAAGGGAGCAAAAAAAACGATCGGCTTTAGAGTCAACAAGCCGGCGAAAGGAAGGTTCAAAGGTGTGACATTTGCCAAGGCCGGGGCCGGCGTAGGAATGAGCAAGAAACGCAGGCAAGGAATGGCATCGAAGGCGAAAGGTCGTGGCACACGTCCTGGCGTTGGAATTGGTGTTGGGAATATCATGTGGTTCCTTGAGGGAACAAAAGACAGATACACAGGCACCAAACGAGCAAGGCGTGGGGGCAAACGCGGACGCGGCGGCTTCAGAGGAACTGAGGTACGAATCGACACAGGCAAAAAGAAACGATTCACGGGAAAACTTAGCAATTCAGGAATCGTACAAACCGCATACCGATCGACAGCGAGTGTCGCGAAACAATTGATCATCGAGGGATTAAAAGAGGGCATCATGAAAGAAGCAATTAAAAGATGAAAAGCGGACTTGTAGCACTGCTGTCTACAGAAGCGACGATCACGGCGATCTGTTCGACGCGAGTCTACATTCAGAAAGCTCCACAAAATGCGGTCTTTCCTCATGTGATAATTACACAGATGAGCAGCAATGAAAACATGTCGCTAGATGGTGGGTCAGGTGTTTTAAGGTTTATAAATTTTGACATTGATTGTAAGGCAAGAACCTCGGTACAGGCTGAATCGTTAGGCAATGCCGTAAGGGTGTTTCTCGACGACTACAGCGGCACGGCTGGCAACTTTACAATCGGTGCAGTGTTGATGAATGATGAGTCGGATGACTATGAGCCGCCGCAAGATGGCTCAGATATTGGTGTCTTCATTGTGACGCTGGATTTAGAGATCCAGTTCAACTTGTAGAAAGGTTAATTGTCATGGCTAAATTAAAAGTCAAAGGAACTGTGCTGTCGCTCGCCTCCGGCACGACATACACGCCAGTCGCTCAGATCATCGGTTTCGATGTCTCAGGACTCGCTACCGAAACGTATGACAGTCGCACACTCGATGGCACAGCCGGCGTTGAATATGATCCGACTGGATACGTCGAAGGCGGATCGACGACGTTCGAGCTGTTCCACGATTGGGCACTGGCTGGGCATCAGTCAATCCATGATCTTGTGACATCGGCCTGTTTGAACACCGATGGCAGCACAAACAAAACAAACTGGAAGGTGATAGCGGCTAACACAGCCTCAACGGAATTGACGATGGTTTGTGCCGGTGTTGGCATCGACATCACAGGATCTGCGTCTGATGGCCTCAAAGCATCTGTCAGCCTGAAGCACAGCGGTTGCCCTGTCCTGCCTACATAATTGAGATAATCTAATGAAATGCCAAACAACTCAAGACTTGAGAACGGACGTGGGATGTTTTCCAAAATATATCACGCAGAACATCATGGGCCGGGACATCATCGCCAAGGGAACGATTATCTGCAAAGATGAATTCCCGTTGGCTGATTGTGTCACGCTGGTGCTGAATGGGCTAGCTGTTCCTGTCGATGACGAGTGTAGGGCGGCTTGCAATCTGAATGAGGCACAGATTGCCGCTAAGGTGGCGGCAATGGAAAAGATGCTACATCCAGATCCTGATGTCGATGACGACGAATTTGATGAGGAAGATCAATGAGTAGAGTAGTAGTTACGGCGGATGAATTCCTGACATCGCCAGCACTAGAACGCCCAAAGGAAGATGTGCCAGTTCCAGAACTTGGTGAAGGAAAAGTTATCCCGGTCTGGGGTATGACACCGCGAGAACGGACGGAGTGGGAAGATTCCATTTCACGCAGCTCGAAAACATTGCAAGCTAAAAAGAAACAGGAGATCCGTGAGCGGTGGCTGGTTGAATGTTGCCGCGATGATGCAGGCGTAAAGTTGTTTACGCTGAGCCAAGTCGAACAGATCGGGCAGCGGTCATCCGTAGTCGTGGAACGACTGGTCAACGCGGCGTTGCGATTGTCGGGAGCGACGAGCGAGGACATTGAGAAGCTAGTAAAAAACTCAGACGCAGCCCCCGAAGGTTGACCGCACTTCGGCTGGCTGAACATGTGGCACATACGGTTGACGTCGATGCGATGCTGTCACGGATGACACATGAGCAATTTAACGAATGGATGGCGAAGGATATCGTAGAGCCGATTGGCAGTGATTCGACGAACACAATCTTGGCAAAGATCGGCGTGCTAATTGCGGCGTTCATGGGCAACAAAGATGTGACGATGCAATCGTTTCGGTATTGGGATACAGAATCCGAATCAGTCGTGTCAGATGACGTGTTGTTTCGATCGCTTGAAATCGTAGGAGGGAGACAAACCTGATGGCAACTGTAGGCGATTTGGTCGTCAACCTATCGACCAATGCAAGCAAATTTAACAGCGGGATATCTGGCGCACAAAGTGGTTTGAAGTCGTTCGGAGAATCTGCAAAGTCGTTCATCAATCCGATCAAGGCAGGTTTCGCAGGTGTGGCTGTTGGAGCTGCTGCCGCAGGCGTGGCGATCTATGCCGTAGCGAATCGGATATCCTCGCTCGCAGGGATCGCAGATGAAGCCGTGAAGACAGGATTGTCCGGGGCGTTTTTGCAACGACTCGGCTACGCTGCTGATCAGTCAGGCGTGGACGTTAATACGCTGACGGGCGGCATCAAAAAACTGACGATTGCAATTGGAAAAGCAGATCCAAAACCGTTCGAAAAACTTGGAGTAGATTTTCAAACACTAAAAACATTGCAGCCCGAACAGCAATTTATGATGATCGCCGAGAGCATCGGTAAACTGCCGACAGCCGCCGAACGAGCAGCGGCTTCCGTCTCGATTTTTGGCAAGTCGGGCGTCGATATGGCGAACCTGTTTGCCGGTGGCATGGGTGAGCTTAACGCCCTGTTGAAAGACGCTGAGGCGTTAGGCATTGGAATCAGTCCGGAGGGACTAGCGACAGCCGCAGCAGCCGACGATGCGATCCAAAGGATGAAGGCAAGTTTCGGTGCGTTGTTCGATCAGGTGTCGATCGGCTTGGCTCCAGCATTCAATGAAGTGGCGACAGCTATTGCAAACATGATTCCGCCGATCACGCAGTTTATCGACAAGTTCAATAATCTTGGCGACATGAACGTCAAGATTAAATTCATTGGTGATTTGTTCGACGCCAGTTTCAATGTCGCCATTGAAGGCATCAAAGAAAACTGGATTAAGATGCTAGATTTCATGCTGAGTGAAGGCATTAAATTCGCGATTAAGAACGCAAAAAATCTGTTGAAGTATGCGTCACCGGGCGCGTTGATAGCGTCAAAAATTGTTGACTCACAAATGCGTCCGAACGTCGAAGGACAAACGGGACTTGAAACTGCAAAACTAGATTTTCAAAACGTGTTGTCGCAACTTGATAAGCCGCAGTTGCCACCAGTCGAGGCATTCAATCCCGCACTGCCGCAAGGGCCAGCGGCACTGCCTAGTGATCCAAGCAAACTAACATCGCTCGCAAGCGGAATAGCCGAAGGCGTAGGCGGCATGTTCGATCAAATATCTTTGGCGGCTACGAGCAAATTTACAGATCTAAAAATCAAAGGCGGGTTTGTTGGATCAATAGTAAAGAACGCTTTTGGTGTAGGCACTGAAACGAAACCACAAGAAAAAGTTCCGACAACGACATCAACCGCTGGAGCGATGGCCAAGGGATCGACAGAGGCATTCTCGACAATCGTGCGAAGCATGATGGGCAGCAAAGATC